AAATATACTACTATTAGTATCTGTAAATACATTCTTGGAACTGTATATGTCATATGGTTGTGATAATCTAATGACTGTACCTACTGTTAGATTGTCCCAAAATGGTCCAGAAAGGACGTTTGACTGTAGTTTATCTGGTTTGTTAATTGCGTTTAATTGCAATCCTGAGCGTCTTGTGTATGCTAATGTCTGTCTAATACCATTAGAATCGGTATATTCCAGTACTTCTCCATATTGTGGAGTCTCTGGGAATCTACTTGCATCATCTACAGTGATTGTTCTATATCCATTTGCTGCACTTTGAATACTTTTTACTATACATTTTGGATTTAGAGATGTATTTTGTAATATATGTGAATATATATTTGGATATATTGAAGGGTATCCTGCAATTGTTAATTGTACTCCTATACTTCCAAAGGTACTTCTCTTCATATGGTAGTAGTTATCTGGGCGATGAAGCGCTATATGTTTGAAGTTGTCAGAGGAACTGTCGTCTGGAGCGACCTTGTGGATGAACGACCACCAAGGTGTGCTGACTGTGTATCCGGGCGTGGCATTCCTGAACTGGCCCGGTGTGTACGGTAGTGCTCTACGTGTGAAAACGGGTGACTCCGTGCCCTCTACGCCGAATTGATTGTACAATAGCAAGGGTGGTATGTTGGTGAATTGGCTGCCGTGGTCTGGGTTGATGTCTATCATTGCCTCATTGATGAATATCTCACAGCCTCTGACATCAGCCTGCGTAGCCTGTGCTAGAATCAGGGAAACCGTGCCTAGGGCGTTGTTTGCGGCTTTCCTGCCTATCACTGTATGTACCTGCTGGCTAGTCAGGGATTGGGTGGAAGCACCTACGTCTGTGTGGAATCCTACCAACTGCGTGGAGAACGTGTTGGGTTGTATCACAATCTGGTACGCACCTACCTCAGCGGGGTCTGGGAAGTTCTTGCCCAGAGTGTAGTAGTATGCGGATTCCAGCACTATGGTGTGTCCACCTGCCTTGTTCACCGTACCTGCGTCGCCTGTGGATGCTAGAATGCCGTAACCATCATATTTGATACCCGTCTCGAACATAAGCGTAAACGCACCTCCATGGATATCGCTGGGCAGCGATGGAGCAGCGTTTACACCACTGAATGCCAACTCAGGGTCGTGCACGTTGAACTGGTCTGTCACGGTTGATGCCAAGTCACCCATCACGCTAGTGGCAGTCACGCTATCAGCCAGTATGTTCTTGTCAGCAAAGCCTCGCAGTGATGCGTTTTCTGCCATGTGTTTCGTGAATAGGCTCTGGTAAACAGGATGTGCCCAGTGGCCGGGGAGCATCGGCATCGTCGGTGTGACGAAGTGATGACCCATGCGTGGTAGCGGCATTGGTGTCAGTACCTGCTTGTTGTAGATGTTGTATGCTAGGGTGTTGGCATTGACAGTACCGTATGTTCCTGAGGAGTATTCCGTCTTCGCCATGTCCGGTGAGTTGCCGCTTACCTCTGCGTGGTCACGTAGCCTCCTTGATGCGAAGAAGCGGTTGCTACCGGCTGGAATGTAGTATGACGGTGAGATGTTGATTGTAGTTGAGGCTGGTGGGTTCGCTGCTAGGAAGGCGGTGAAATCCACATCTCCCACCACCCCTTCAAACGTGATTCCGCTGATTCTTGTGTAGGAGACCACCACTGAGTCAGTGCTAGTAGCAAGGCGTAGGAAGCGTCTGTCGTCGCTTACCTCCTTAGTTCCGAACCCAGCGTCGTATATCGAGGAGTCCACGGTAGATGATACGGTGAGTGTAGTACCGCTGAAACCACTGACTGTGAGGCTTTGACTTACCACACCTCCTGCATGAGTGTACTCTGTGGGATATCTCTCGGTGCTGCTGTGTCCCATCTTAGTCACATGGAAGTACAGTGTCCTGTCATGCTGCTCATAACTGGTTTGCAGAGGTGCGCTGTTGGTCGCTTCCTTCCAACCAGCATTGGTGCTGTCCTTGGTCAGCACGTCGATGTGCTCCCAGTTGTGGTCCTCGTATGTAGGACCTGTGCGTGGGTTGGACACCGAGTTGTCGAATAGGTTTCCTATGTAGTTCTCGTTGAGGTCTGGGTGTATCATGCCACCAGAACCCATGGTCTCGTTCTGGTACGCCTGTAACCTGTCGAACCCTGACCTCACCACGATGTTGCCGGGTATGGAGTTGGGGTCAGGCAACTGTATCTTGAGGTTGGGTGCAACGTCGCTGTTGGCGAGAGCAGGGGACATGCCCTTCGTTTGTCTGTCCGTGACCTTCCTGAAGCCACGTATGATTGTACCCAGAGGACTACCGCCCTCAAGGACGTGCTCTTGTCCTGAGTCGTCAGTGACGGTCATCTCACCGAACTGCATCTCCTCGTTGGGTATCTCCAAGACGTTCTGTATGTTGAGTGGGAACTTGGATGCGAGTTGGGGGTGATTCAACTCCTGTGCCTGTAGCACCGGTAGCATGGCGCTGTTGGTAGTCTCGAACGTGAATCTCACGTTGCCGAATATCTTCTCACCCATGGTGTAGGCGTTGTTACCACTCACTCTGTTCACGAAGGGCACAGCACCCAGACCACGTGCATTGACCGCTGGTAGAGAGAGGTTGCCACCATCCATCCTCTTCCACACTATGTGTTCTATCGAGAAGTTCTTCGCTGCTGACCTCTTGTACAGGTCGTACGCATTCACATCACCGACCCAAAAGTCGTCATGGGATGGCGTTCCGCCCGAATCGTACAATTGAGTGAAGTCCTCACCAGTGTATAGGTCGGCTGCGACGTTCCTCTCTACCTCATCACTCTCTTCAAGGAAGAAAGAGCCTACCGAGTGGTCTAGGTCGAATATCAGGTCTCCTGTCTTGTGCAGGCTGGGTATGGCGTTCTCAAGAGTGGAGTTGTTAGCAGTACCGTGCAGGAAGTACTCCGCATCGAAGGTCGTGTCCAGTATGTGGTCCGTCGTGTAGTCGCTGACGGTCTTCACAGTGGGTGTGGTATGCACCATCGCCTCTACGTTAGGACCTGCGTTCGCTGGTGCTATGAATCGGTCTTGACCGTGGAATCGCTCATCCCACCTCGTAGTACCAGCATAGTGGATGGGGTTGCTTGTGCCGTTTGCAGCAGCGCCCTTGACTTGCAGCCAATCACCTAGACCTGTGATACCGTCCCTGTCGTACTTGGCTACGAGAGCGCTCTCGCACTCGTAACTCACCACTATGAATGCCCTGCCGAACACTCCCTGTGGGTGTGTCATGAAGTCCGGTAGGGTGGTGTCGATGTATGTGGGGGGCTTGGTGTGTATGGTGTGAGGTGCAACGAAGGCATCGTGTCCTATATTGTAAGTAGCCTGATTGTCAGCGTTCACCCTGAATCCAGTGGAAGCGTTGTATGGGTCACCTAGGTACGTCATCAGGTTCGCCCCGTTAGCACCCATCCCGTCTATTGGTGGTGATGCTTCAGGGCTGTGCACCATAGCACCAACAACGGGTAGATGACCTAATGCAGTGATTGCCGAGGATGCGCTGCCATACGGAGAGAAACCTAGCATCGGATGCCAAGCACCCAACCCGGCAGCGTATCCCTGTGTGCCCACCTTCAGGCTGTTGAGGTAGGAGTATCTCTCTCCTGCCCAACCAACCGCACCTATCGGTCTTGTCCTGTCTATGGCATCGACCAGACCTGAGAAGTGAGTCTGACACATGTGGTCACGACCAGTGTCGTTCTCGTTGTTGAATCTGTGAACTCCTGCTTTCGACCATATCCAAATACTCCCTGAGTTGACTGTGGGGAATGTATCTTTATCGCCAGTTGTATCATACCAAGTGGTCTGGTCCTCAAACTTCATTTGTCCACTTATTCTGTTCGGTGCGAGGTAGAACTTGGCCTTCCAAGCACCGTCGTTGTGTACCTCTCTGGCATAGTAGGGAGCGAAACCTGAAGCGTCTGTCCTGAGCCAGCCGCATGCAGGTAGCCTCTCCAACTCATCCTGCGTGCCTCCGGTCACTGTGATGTGATTATTATCAGGGTCACTGTCTGAGTTGACTATTGCAGAGAAGGTCTTCTCCACCCACCCGTACCTATCCTGTCGCATTGCGTTGCTCATTGATGGCATGTGTGTGCCACCCATGGCCTTGAGTGCACCAGCACCGGGGAAGGCATTGATGGCTGACCCTACCACTGTGGCTAGTTCCTCACCGTTCTGGCATCTTGTCGCATCCACGATGATGTACTCCATGTCCACCTCGCTAGAGGCAACGACTTCGCTGTATGCCAGTACCTTGGTGGTGATTGGTCCTGCCACCCTGTATGCGCTTGGATGCAATGTGGTATCTGATGAACCACTGCCCCATCTCTGTAGTATGGTTTCACCCTTGGGATGTGGTGGGTTGAATGTGATTTGGTTGTCCATCCAATGACCACCGGGGTGGTATCCACCATCCATGTGATACACCATGTCTGCTGCCATGGCTACACCGTGACCAATCACTGGGGAGTGCCTCATTGGATGGGCCTTCTTCAAGTCGTCATCTATGCCGGATGTCGCTGTCCTGTAGTTGAAGTGATTGCCGTACATCCTGCCTGATGCCTGTGACTGCTTGAGTATCGCTAGGTTCGGTTTGCCTTGTGGTGTCTCCCAGTTGAGGGTCGTTCTCCAGTGGAATCTGCCTCTGGCCAATTGGTAGGCAGAGGCCTCAGGCATGAAGTAGCCCTCACCGAACGTACCGTTGGCTAGCACACCATCACTCTCTATGTGGTTCGGGAATCTTCTCGTGTTGGTAGCCTTGGGTACTTTGCTGTGTCCGTTGCCGTTCACTATGACCCTGCCCGGATGAGGCTGCTTGATGTTGTAACTACCGGCGTTGTCTGCCACCTCCTGTGCGAACGGGAAGGCCTGACCCGGCCCGAAGATGATGTAAGTCGTCTTGTTCTCCACGCTCGTGTCCTTGTGGTCCTCGTATCTGGCAGTGGGGTGTGCGAACCTGAGTATCAATGGGCTGGGTTTCTGCACTGTTACATCAGTGCCTGAGTTGTTGGTGTAGGGAGTGGAGTTGGGATGGCTGCTGTTGATTGTGCCTGTGCCTCTGTTCAGGTCGGGCGACAGTATGTTGTCCCTGTTGAACATCGGTGGTAGTATGCTTCCCCTGTGTTGATTACATAAAGCAGCACCGGGGAAGAAGGCGAACATGGCATTGCCGTCAAGCAGGGCGAAACTGGTGGATATCTCGTTGGCGTTCTGTATGCCTGTAGTCCCTGTAGGGCCATTCGCATACGGGTGTGTGTAGAATGAGGAGTAGTCGTTCTTCGTACCGTCGTTGATATCGAGAGTCACACCGCTGAATCCACCGCCGAAGAACAGGGGCACGCTGTGGTCGGTGCTGCTCTTCCCTCCTCTGAAGAACACGAATGGCTCGGAGAACACGCTGCCTAGCGAGCGCAGTCCATCGAAGTGCTTGGTCACATCCAGAGTGGCCCAGTGCGAGAAGGCTAAGATGTCACTGACCTCAGCGGCGGGCCAGTCCTCTGATGCGTTTGACCAGACGAACTTGGTCGTGCTAGTCCCACCATTGAGACTCTCCACAGTGACAGACTTCTTGTCGTTCATGAAGATGGTCTTGGTCTCACCGAATGACGGTATTTTGCTGCCAGAACCCTCCTGCCCTGCCGGTATGAGAAAGTTCCACATCTCGTGGTCTAGTGTGAGGTTCTGAGTGCCTCCCTCTGCCCAATCGCTGTTTGCGGAAGAGGCATGTGCGAACACCGCTGTCGGGTTGTTTATCATTGGTAGGATGTGGTCTCCGCTGTGGCGTGTGAAACTCTCACCCTTCAGGTTCTTCCTCCAATCGCTGATGTCAACGGGGTTGTTCAGGGAGTCAACCAATACTGGTGTGGCTGTGTTGCCGTTAGGTCCTCTGCTTCTGGTGGCTATCTGAAGAACGGTCTTGGGTATGTACCCGCAGGCTATTCTTCTGTTGATTTCTATGTCTGCGTCTCTAGTCGCTCTGGATGTGCCGAAGGACCAGCCTGTGTTTTGCAGTTGTGTCTTCTCCACCTCACCGAACTCGACATGCGCTGCTTGCATCCCGAAGTCGTTGTGCAACGATGCGCTGAAGAGGTCTGATATCGGTGTGATGTTCTTGGTGGGGTCGAATGCTCGTATGGTGATGGCATCAGGCAACACACCCATGTCACCGAACGTCTTGCCGTTGGTGGCGTACATCTCGGTGCAGTCGAAGTTCACTCCCTCAGTCAACTGGCTTGCAGTGGCGTTGATTGCAGCAGTCGTGACGGCAGCCATCAACTCATCAGTGACGAGTGTAGTCCAATTGAGGGTAGGGCTGATGAGGTATTTCCCACTGTCATACGTGTGGTCTGCCTCATCACCAGCGATACCAAAGAACTTGTGAGTGCCGTCCTTGGCGTTCTGCGTCCTTCTCGTGTAGGAGTAGGTCATGGCTTCGTTGCCGCCTCCAGCGTCTGTCACCTGTAGCATGCCGTTCGTGACTGGGAAGCCGAGGTATCCTAGCACATCGTGATGTGCGAGTCCACTATTGTTGTCGAAAGGTGCTTGTAGGTCTACTGTGAGAGTAGTGCCGCTTCTGCTTATTTCGCAGTCCACTGCTATGTTTGGTGCAGACACCCCTCTCCATCTGTTGCCTGTCCATTTCTTCTGTGTCATTGTGCTGGCATTGTCGGTGTTCATCCTACCAGTGGCATCACCAGTGCCACGCATGTGCTTGCCTATGGTGAAGCCGCCCTGCGTTGTGTCCCTGTCATCGAAGAAGACACAGACCTCATTGGAGATGGTATCGGGTAGGGCAGTGTTGTCGTTTGCAAAACCTAGTCCTGCACCCCTGTAGATGTAGCGTATACCATGATTGCCTCCCCTGTGGTCTGTCAGTTTGAGACCGTATATCGGTGAGTCTCCTAGCGTGTCGGATTTCAGTTGGTTAGCATCCGTGTGATTTGTGTAGGAAACGGCCTCTGTGGTTTGTCCATATGTGTCTCTGAAGTCTTGAGAGCCTTTCTTGCCGAAGCCCCAAGGTCCTGCTATTGGTGAGAAGCCGGGTACACCACTGGCTACCAGTCCACCGAAATTGACTCTACCGAAGGAGTTCTTGCCGACTCTGAGTCCCTGTATGATGGTGGACGATGAGCCTATCGTGGAGAATGACTCGGTGTTGACCGTGTTGAACTGCTGGCCTCCACCTAACGCATTCGATATCGCCCTGATGACAGGGCTGCTGTCATCGTCGGAATCAGTGAAGTCAGTCGTGCTGATTACCTCTTCTCCTGTCTCTTCCGGGTTGACGTACTGAGTGAGAGTGGTGATTGGTGCGAACGGTCTGCCGTGCTTGTTGAGTGGCATGGGTGCGGGATGCATGTTCTCACCCTCCTTCTCCTCAGGCAATGCCCAGAAGTCACGCCATCTACCACCATGCCCTATGAGGAAGTCTGGTTGGTAGACGCTCTGTCCCTTGCTGTTGTCGAGCCAGACGCAGAAGTTCCTACCACTAGCACCCGGAACGGTGCTGTGTATGACCACGGTGAATCCCCTGTTGCCGTTCTTGTCCTGCACCTCCCTGCCCATGTGTGCTCTGACGTATCCCATGTGCGTTCCTCTGTCACGAGAGGAGAACGCCTTGTCTGTATCCCAAAAGGGAGCGGGGTCATGGGCACTACCAGTAGTGTCTTTGTCAACTACGATTTGTCCCTTGGGTGCGCCTGATTGGTTGATTTGCCTGACAATCTCCTGAGTTGCTGACTCTATGGATACCACACCGGATTTACCTGCTACAGCACCACAGTCTATCGAGAGTCTTCTCAGGAAATCCATGTCCGTCCATTGCTTCAGATGCTGTAGCCTGCTCTCCTCATGCCCTGTGAGGTCTAGCGGTGTGTCTCTTATCCCCTTGAGGCACAGGAAGGCTGGTATGACACGAGTGCCATCTGGTGTATCGAAGAAGGTCGATGGGTCTCTTAGGGTAGTGGGGAAAGTGTTCGTGGATGTATCTCTTCTGAGTTTGACCAGTGCCGCTGTGAATGCCTCGGTCAATGACCTCTTTGTCCTTGAGAAGGCATGGTCGCTGCTCGCTGTGAATGGGTTGACCGTAGAGTCGCTCGTCCTCGGTAGAACGCTGTCCCCCATTGAGTACTTGTTGGCCTCACCGAATATGCTGTACCCAGTGTGCACGTGATGGCCGTGTGCCTTGCCATATATCCCCGGCGATGAGGATGTGGCTGCACTAGCGGGTAGGCTGGACGGTAGAGTACCGTTGACTGCTGTCAGCACGTTAGTGCCTATCCTGTTCGCTAGGTCATGTGAGTATGCGCTCTCTATGAACTTGGACTGCTGTGTCGAGCGGATGTACCTGTTCTCACTTGGGAAACCGTTGGCTACGTCAATCTGGGTGGTTATCCATGAAGGCCCACCACCGTTGAATGTGGCTGTGTACTCAGCCAAGTCCACTGGTGCTGTACCACTACCTACCACCATGTTCCTCGGTCTGCCGATAGTGACTGCCTCTGCGCTCGTCTGGACTTGCATGTGCAGGTCTTGGAAGGCGATGAACTCCTTGTCATGAGCAACGTCATAGAGAAGCACCCTAGCATGCCCATCGTCAGCCAGATAGGGGTCAACGTAAGCCACCTTGGGTGCATCTGCCTCATCAAGTCCTAGTGATTTGTAGTTCTCCTTGACTGTCTGATTGACGTGCTGTGCGTAGTTTATCGCTGTCTCAAGGCAGGTATCACCGATGAGGAAGTTCTCCAATGGCACACTCTCCCTAGGTCTGGATGCAGCGAGACTAGCCACACCACCGTTGAAGCCCTTCCATACCTGAGCCTCATTGAACACACCTCTGCTCTTGGAGAACAATCCCTCTGTCGCATAGGGGTTGTTGATTGTCATGTTGGCCCATATCGTATCACCGCTCCTCAGTCCACCAGCAGCGTATGGGTAGTTCCAAGACTTGTTGAGAACAGCATCGGGGTCTTCCTCGTATGCATTGGCTATGGAAAGTCTGAGTGGTACGTTGTCAGCATCTGCCGCAGCATTTGCAGCGAGGTCTGTAAGTGTCACAGAATAGTCTCCATTATCGTAGTCCTCTATGGTTGAGACAGTTCCTATGAATAGAATCTTGGAAGCACTAGCCTCTGAGTAGAGTAGGTCTCCCTTTCTTAGATTGAGACCTAGGGTGTTAGCACCAGCGAGTCTTCCATTACTATTTTCAATTGTAACGGTTGCACTGTTTGTTGCCGCTATGATTGTCCAAGCATCATCACCAGTGGGCTTGTAAGTCTTGGCTATGTTCTCGTTGTTGGCCTCCTTCAAGGCTGCGTTGTTGCCGTCATCCCCGTCAACAGCACCGAAGATATCCCTCACCCTTCTAATGAGTTTCAACTCCTTGCCGGGTAGATTTGTAACCCAAGAAGGTGTGGATGATGATGCTGCTCTATATACGAACACCAAGACATTGGGTGCTATGGTGTCACTGATGCTGTTCTTGGTGAGTCTTCCGTAGTAATGCAATTTCTGAACAGTGCCGTCGCTTAGTATGGTCTCTGCTTCGTAGAGGAACTCACCTGAGGAGAAGGAGTACGTGCTCATGTCCTCGTAGTCCAAGTCAGGGAAGAGGTCCATGTCCTCGTCAGACATGGTGACTAGGACTTGATTGATGAAAGAGCCATTCCCTCCTGATAGATTCTTGTGTGCGGCAGTGACTACATTACCGACAGCCCTGCCTGAGACTATCCTAGGTGCGTGTGGGTTGGACTCAGGACCTTCCTTGAACTCCACTGCGCTGACGTACTGCCGCAACCCGTAGTCCACGTTGCCTCCCTGAGTCTTGACGCTGGCTGAGTCGTGGTAGTACTCCGACCTGTTCTCGAAGTCCGAGGATGGTGTAAATGCATCAGAGCCTATGGGGACTATGCCCTCCAGTGGAAGCGAAGGTCCACCAGTAGTTATTGAAGCACCAACAACAGCCTCATCGAGGAATCCTGAAGAGTAGGCCCAGTTCGCTGCATCATCTCCTCTAGGTACTTTCAGAACACCTTGACCACTAACGGTTATCTCGGTATAGTAAGCCCACTCTCCACTGGCTAGGAACATCTTCCTGTAGTTCCTAACGTTATCCAAGTTCTGGTATGACTCATCGTCATCAGAGTTCTCCTGCAAGGCTAGGCTACCGGTATCGTGTCCCTGCTGCACTCTAGGGAACATACCGATGTCCTCTACGTAGATGAGATGTTGACCTCCTCCTCCTGTCCTGCTCACCTTGGTGATTCTGGTTGATGGTGTGTACCTGTTCTGTTTCTTGTTGAGGGCATAGGCTGACATCGCCTCCCTGTCTGCCGGTTCGACACCCTTCGGTCTCCTACCAACAGGACTTGGGTTGTAGGTGTGCGGAGTGTGTGTAGCGTCTATGTGAATCCTGAACGAGTTGTCTGGTCCGGGGAAAGTGCCGGTTCGCACGTCATCGAAGAACTGGTTTGCGAAGAAGGGTATCTCCACCATCGCCCTTGTGCTAGCGTATTGAGTGCCGAGTTGGTAGTCATGCTGCACATCGCTCATGCCTTGGAACATCCTGTCGTTGATGGTAGAGCCATCCTCAGCGAGAGATGACTCATCAAAGAAGCGGTCTGCGAAGAGCGTCACTGAGATGTTGATGTCCTCCACCGACGATATGCCCTTGGAGATGTCAGTGGCTGACAGCCAACTTGAGAAGTCTGTGAACTCAGTGCCATTGGCTAGAAGGAACTTGCCCGCTCCTGCACTGGCTGCATCAGTGAAGACGAACTCTGACGCAAGTTTGCTGTCATATCTAGCACTAGCACCGTCTTGTAGGTAGACCCTGCCTGCCTTGGGGAATCCGTATGTGCCCCAAGATGCTAGGTCTGTTGAGTTGTTATTGAGGGGCTTGACTGCGATTCGACCGCCCCCTGAGCCTGATACTGCTAGATAACCGACAGCACACATGTTTCTCCTTGTGGAGAACGGGAGTCTGGCTAGTGGACTTGGGTCGTATGTGGGTTTGACATCCATAGCACCCTGACCCGGACCACCGAGGGTCACTGTGACTACGGGTGCGTTAGGCTCTATCTCCTTGACCACCTGTGAATCTGGACTTCCCTTGCCTCTCACATTGACTGACCTGTTGACTGTTGACTCTGTGAGACCCACACAGCGTACTGTGGTGAAACTCTCGCCACCTTGGTCAGAGTCTAGCACCGCTCTGATTCTGGCTCTGCTCATGAGATACATCATAGTGATGTTGTTAGGTTCTTTGAAATCGGTAGACTGCGACCTCAATCCTGAGAGTTGGTTGACTCTCCTTCTATCCGAGGGTTGTATGAACATCCTGACGCTACCGTCATCTTGGAATTGGTTGTCGATGATGTCGAACATCTCGTATATATGTGTGCCAGAGGAAGTTCCTGCTTTGTCGAACTCTCCGTTGGATGGTGATTGTATGACCTCGCTAGGCTCTCTCCTGAAGTACAGACCCTTGTCTGTCAAGGAGTCATTCTTGCTCCTGCTGGGTTCTATGACCATCTTGTGGAACACTGAGTCGTGCTTGGTAGTGGGAGTGTGAGAAGCGGTGATTATCTGTGGGGTTTTGTTGGGATGTGCATTAGTGCCTATTCCTATGTACAACTGCTCTCCATCGGTAACAGCAGCAGCACGGTTATCCGTGAGGGTGAGGTTAGCCCCTATGCCTCCTGATGCTATTGTGCCTACGAATGCTAGGTTGGAGTTGTAGATGGCATCTCCCTCTGCTATGTTGCTGCTCTCGCTGCTAGTGCCGTTGGTGGTGATGGTAGTACCACCACCAGAGGCTTGGTTACCATCTACGGTGATTCCGGTGGGGGTCATCGGTTTGTGATTGATTGGTGTGAGACTCTCATCCAATTCGTCGTCTGACTCATATCCCTCACTGACATCACCTATCAGAGAGTGGTTCTGCCTTAATGACCCCTTGAGAACATCAACATCTGTGAAGTCGATGTATCCACCAGCAGCGAACAACTCTGACCTTATTGTGCTTGTCTCTATTGCAGTTTTGATTAGACTGAAGACAGTAGTAGTGCCGGTGACTATGGTAGAACCAGCAGGTACTGTCTTCTCCACCATCAGCAGGGGTTGTACGACACCACTCATGCTAGCCCCAGTCAGGTCTATCGCATTGTAGTGGACCTTGACGAAGGGAGCGAGGTTGTAAGAAGTTAGAGCGGGAACTTTGAGAATTGCTACCCTGCTCTTCTCACTGGGCCTGAGATGAAGCCTGCGTGTCTCTGCGTTCAGATTGTCTAGGTCTTGAGGAACAGGCCCTTTCAGCATGAAGGGTAGGTAGTCGAAACTAGGACCACCAATTGCAATCACTTCTTTCTCCGCTTCTACCAAACCGTTGTCGAACACGACTTGCGCCTCTGTCTTATTGACTATCTCGTCAATCAGAACTGTGCCTTGGTCTCTGTAGACATCAACCCTGCTGTTGATTGAAATCTGGTCGGAGATACCACCCTTGGAGACATCGTACATCACATCTATGATGTCGGCAGAACCGTCTATCTGTTGGTCGATTATCTCCTCCTGTGCTCTTGGCATCAACTTCAGGAAGTCATGACCGTCAACGTGGTTGAGGGCATGTCTTCCACTGTGACCGACTTGGAAGGATGTGTCTACCCCAGTAGGCCAAGTGGCTGCATATGCATTGTCTGAGGTGTCTGTGGCCATGTTGGTCGAGTAGACGAAACCATGCAGAGCGAACGGACTCTCGTCAATAACCATCTGCCCTGTCCTGTCTATCATCTGGGTGGAATGGTGAGGCGGTTGGTATGGTCTACCACTGGCGCTGTCTATCAACAGGTCAGCACCGACGACCACGAAGTAGTTGTCAACACCCGCTGTTCTGCTATGGAGAGCCTTGCGGAGTCCGTTGACCGAACTGGAGAAGTCCAGATGCACGCTGGACACGAGGCAGTTCCCAGTCGTTGTGTTGATGTTGTGAAGCCTGACTCTTTCTGGGGGCTTGTTGTTGGGCTTGAATACATCCCTGTCTGTAGCACCGGCATTGATGAGCAGGTTGTATGGTGTGTGAGAGACAGCGTATGTGGTCGGAGTACCTGTGTTCTGTAGGTAGTTGACGACCTTGTAGTCCCCACCTGAGAACTTGTGAGTACCTGTGGTGTCCTTAGAGAACACGTAGTTGCCCGATACCGTCTCCAAGCCAGTGAGTTTCTTGGCTAGTTTGACTGCATCGGTAGTGCTGAGTGATATCTGGGATATGGTAACGCTCTGTCCATCCATTGTAGTACCGTTGTCTGATATCGAGGAGAAGGTGTAGACCTCCTCTACAGGCGCTATTGGCTCTTCAAACCTATAAAGCAGCAACGTATTTTCGTTGGCTATGGGCGCAGACCTCTCTATCGTACCCTCGTCAAAATAACCAGAGATGTGAAGTGACTCCATTACTCCCCTGAATTGTCCTCCCTTACCTCCCACATACACATGTGCGTTGCCCTTGGCTATCTGTAGGGTTCTGTTCGCCAACTCCTTGGACACCATCAACTCGCCATTGATGTAGAGTTCTATGGAGTTGGTTCTCACTGCTGCTACTATGTGCATCAGTGGTCGCTGGTCTGTGTTGAGTGTGGTTGGGTCGTCGTATGAGCCGCTGTACTTGTTGTAAGACGAGTGTATACCGCCGAAATCTGAAGCAGGATACACTACACCTTCGTATCCTCTCCCAGAGACTTTCGTTCCTGTTGATAGGAAATGATGCTCTTGTCCTGCATCTGTGTCGAGGAACACCTCGAATGTCGCAGGACCGGGCGTATCTACCTCGCCTATTGATAACTTGAACTGGTCTTCCTTCTCTACTACCACACCACCGCAGTCTGGTATGACCCAAGCCTCTATGCATATCTGAGAACTCAGTATGCCGGACAGTGTGCCCTCGCCCTCTATGTGTTGCTTCTCACCCAGTATGTTTACCTTCGACTTAGTGCCATCTGATGTCTGCTTTCCCAAACGACTCATAGTGCCTTGTGGTACTACTATGCTGTCTGACACGCCGTCAAACAAGAAAGCGTGATTTGAGCGTCCGAGTATAGGCATGATATCACAACAAGAAGTCCACAGGTACGAAGTTCATCACAATGTCGTAGACGTTCTCTCCTGCGTTGTATGTGATGTCGATTTTTTGTACTGTGCCTTTTATTCCTGTTGTGTTGCCTGTGAAGGTAGCACCTGCTGGATTGGAGTTGTTATCGCTTCTCTTGTCATTGAATGATTTGCCGAATCCTGTGGGCATGATGAAGTTACGAGCGACGAAGTTATCGCCATCCGCTTGTATTGTCGAGTTGTATGGTATCTGTATGCCCTTGATGTATCCGCTGCCGCTGCCTATTCCTGCTTTGCTGTCAGCCAAGATTCCCACACCTGCTGCTGCCACACCGACACCAACAGGAGCGCCTACACCAGTCATGGCTGCCGCAGTTCCTCCTACTACCATACCTAACCCTAGAGCGAACTTCTCAATGCCTTCTTTCTTGGAATTGTTCATGATACCGTAGAGGTCCATCGCCTTGTCTCCCGCCGACCTCTTAGACACGGTGAGTCCACCTGCGAACTTCTCATGCGAAGGGGGTCTGTATCCGTTGGGTTTCCGTGAGAATATGGGAGTGAGGTTGTCTCCATCCTCACCCACTGTGTCTTGTGTTATGGTGACTATGGTGTTGGATTCACCTGTGGTGATTGAGTCTGATTTCGATGCAGTGAACTTTGCCGCTAAACTGGATGTGTTGTTTATCAGGTCTGCGAAAGCAGTGGCTAATCCTGCGTGTGTCAATGAACCCGTCGGGTTGATTCCTATGATGTAATCAGTGTTCGTGGTATTGGTGAATGTGCCCGATGAGAGTTTCTGGAGTTTGATGGTGAAGGTAGTACCGTCATGTGAGGTCAACTGTATGGTGGAGAAACTGAACTCGTCTGAGCCTGTGAAATAGGTGTTGTTGAACAACTTGGCTATGTTGGAGTTCGTAGCCCCATCACCGTCTAGGTAACTCTGTATCTGACCACCTAGCACTATGAAAGAGAAATCTATCCTTGATTTGGAAGCAATGCTAGAACCCACTAGATTCCTGTCATCAGTGAGCACTGCGTTGATTAGTATCATCGACTTGTTCATGTTCAGGTCAAGTCCTACCCTTATACCACCAGTGAAAGGAGTGGGCATACCACCTGTCTTTCTCTGTGTTGTCATGGTCATGCTAGTGGCGTTTATCTCAGTCAACAGCCCATTGTCATGAACCAACCTGATAGGAACACCATTTGCCGCCGCCATTATGCATACCTACTCTTAGTTGTTGTACCACCTAATGCTCTGGCAGTTTCCTCTTGCATCAATTCACCTAACTCTCTGGCTAGTTGTCTCTTGTCAGAGCGGTCTGTCACTCCTGAGACGTTGATGTTCATTGTGAAGTACTGATTGACCCCACCAGACACAGCAGTGCCTATTTGAGTACTAGAGGATTCTTTCTTCTTCTTACCACCGAATAGCCCTTTGGCTTTGTCTATCAGACCACCAACAGCACCAGCGATTGCATCTTTGATTTTCTTGATTATATTCCAGACCTGTTTGAAAGGCCATAGCATTATGTCGCCTACCTTGGCGAACTGGTCGCCTATGAACTTACCAACACCTGCTAATTTGCTCTTTAATCCACTGACAAACTTGCCTATTTTACTGAACGTTTTCCCTATTGCTTCGCTTATCTTGGATGGGATGTCGAAGATGAAGTCCTTCACAGCAACCAGTTTGTCTATCACCTTATCCTTGAGAGTGCCGAACAATTCAGGTATACCTGCTATTGCGCTTGTGAGTTTCTCTTTTATCGTGCCGAATACCTCAGGTATCTTCTTGAATCCATCAACGATGAAACCTATTACCTTCTTTGCGATGTTCAGCACACCATTGAACACCTTCTTCGCTATGCCTATGAAAGGCTCAAGAGCAGGTATCACCTTGTCCTTTATGAAATCCTTAATCTTGGTGAATATCTTCACAGCCAGTTGTCCTAGTTTGTTGAATACTGCACTGAAAAGCGTACCTATCATACCTATGCCAGACTGCACCGCAGATATACCACCTTGAATCAAAGTGGTTGAGGAGTTGATGGCTGCTAGAGAAGCCAAGATTGGTGCGAAAGCCATTAGAAATCATCCTCCTGCAAGAAGGAGTAGTCTAGTTTTACTATGTCATTACTTTCGGTATTAGAACGTACTCTGGATTCCTCTGCCTGTTTCTCTTCCTCTGCGTCGTACACCATGGCCCATACTAGAGACTGTCTGAATATCTCTTCGCTCATGTTGTATACCTCTGTCAGTGAAATCCCGTAGTGTTTTGCTATGTTGTATGCAAACAACTGTAGTTGGAGTTCGATGTCTTCTGATGACTCTATTGCTTGTCTCTTCAGAAAACTCTCAACCCTCAGTTGCTCGCTTTGGTAAACCCCCCTTGCATAGCCTCCGCCATCTCATCAGGCTTCGGGAGAAGCGATGCCAGTTGCTCACCAGCATATGCATTGAGTTGTCTCATTTCTTCTATGGTCAGTTCCGGGTTAGTGCCTACGACCCAATTAGTGAAAGCATACGACCAGTATGCCTCTAAATCAAGAGAAACGCCAGATTCATTCACCACGAACATCGTTTGTGCTGCTTTCTGTACATCTAGATACGTTATGTCTCTTATCCACACTTCCATGATAGCCTCAGGGTCGTCCCTATCGACTTGTATCTCATGTTTGTGTTCTTCTTTATTCGTTAATATCTTCCTCTTGTTCACTACTTTCGTCATTGTTTGTCACTTCCTCGGTTACAGCCGCTTCTTCAGCGGGGGCATCCGACGATTCCTCAGCAGCCGTTTCTTCGGTCACAGTGTCACCGGGTGAGGTTGGTATTTCCTCTTCGGGGGCTTCGGTCTCATCATCTGGTTGTGTTTCTTCGGTAATACCTTCGTCGTCTCTCCTTAGTCGGAGCACGACTTCAGCCTTAGTACCTCGAATCGTAAGTCCTCTGTCTCTACATACGTCACGTAGTTCTGCGACAGTCATTGAATCGTAATCTATGTCTACATCGAAGGGTGAATCCGTTAGTGCTTCCTCAGGCACATCGGGTTGTTCTCCTGTTTCACCTTCGTCAGGTGCTTCCTCAGGCACGTCAGGTTGTGACTCCAACCCAACATCTGAAGGTAGTTCAGGTTCTGGTTCAGGTTCTGACTGTGCTAGCACTTCCTCAGCAGCATCCACCCAAGCGGGTTGCTCCTCTACCACTTCAGGCACAGCGGCGAGAGCGGCCTCGAAAGCAGCGTCTATGTGTGCTCTCTCCCTTGACGGTACGTATGTGATTTCCACACCAGTCCTACTGGACATCCAAGAGAGGTAGTCCTCTTTGGAGATTCTGTTGAATCTCTTGGCTCTCTCTCTTAGTGCTGGCATCATCTTCAAAACCTCAGGAATGGAACACAGGGTCAATCGTTATGACCTTGATTGACTTAGGCATTATCTTCAGCATGCTCCTTATCGGTCCTTTGTCCTCAGGTATGGGCAATGGTGCTTCTGTAATGAAGTAGTCGTCAATTAGAATCTCTATAGTCTCTTTAGTGCCAGTACCGCCTTGTTTGACGAATGATAGGCGTATCATGTCAGAGTCAGTGGTGTCTGTGGTGGTGTCATCGAAGTTGTCTATGCTCCTTCTCATGTTGTGGTAGAACAGAGGGTCGTCTACTATTATCTCCATCTCCATGTCGTACTCGGTCTTGCCTGCTACGGATATGGTCGGGTTTCTAGTGCCTGCGAATGGTACTTGGTCGGTCTTTGAGTCAGCGACGTTAGCGCCTGTGATGGTGTAGAACTGCTGCACTCCGGTGCTGCCGTTGAGTTGGAAACTGACGACTTGCCCAAGGGTAGTACCTTTGACCCTCATAGTCCCGTTGTAGAACATGAATGGCTTCTGAGTCCTCTTGGCTATGCCGGACTCCTTCCTCTTGACCTCTGTGTTGGCCGTGTCCTCGAAGAGCCTGTGTGCGTCATACCTGTCACCTTCTTCCGAGTCTTCCAATCTACCAGTGTCGGTGTAGCATAGAGCAGCATCGAAGTTCACTGTCATTTTTAAAGCAGCATCAGTATCGGCCTTGAGTGAGAAGTCCTTCACCTTGCATCCACGGAATACACGTGTGAGTTGCTTTGAGTCACCTGCACTACCATCCACGACCTCTGTCGCCGCTGTGCCTGCACCAAGACCTGTGTCGTTCCTCCTGATGCTGACCTCCATGGCGAAGGATGGTAGGTTGGTTCTGGAGTAGATGAGTTTCTCAACTGGGTTCTGTAATGTACCGAAAGTACCAGCAGTTGAACTGGCTGCTGTGGTGAGTAGGTTTGGGCTTCCTCTCGTACCATCAGCCTCGAACCTACAGAAGTAGATGTCAGAGCCTGATGTATGGTTGAAGTTGAAGGGGTCATCGACCCATATCTTGCCACTATCTATAGCAACTATCCTTCTTATCTCGGTATGATGTGCTTTGCTTATGATGCTGTCAGCGCCTTGGACTGGCCAAGTGCCGTCGCTTGCTGTCTCCCTATGGGTGTGTACGTCTGTTGTTCCTGCTTCTGGTATCCACACATAATCACCTGCACCCGGTGCGCTACTACCACCTAGTTCACTGGCAGCAGTTCCTTGATATCCGAAGTAAGAGTCTCCGGGTGAGATTGAGGTGTTGGTCTTGACTACAGTCGCTGCATTGCATAGAGCAGCGGGGCTGTAGTATAGAGTCTCATCATTAGCCAAGGCGAAGTTAATACCAGCACCGCACGTGATTGTACTACTAGCACCACTTCCACCAACAGCGGTTATGTGTCCGACATACTGGCCGTACTGGTTGAATACAGCATCACCGGCAGCAAGACCAGTTGGAGCGCCTGTTAGTGCGATAGCACCAGTGTAGCCTGCTGATTGTGCTCCATCGGAATCAACTGCGACTCCAGAAGTAATGATTGGCATCTTAGCGACCTCATGACCTAGTGCATAGTAGAACCAGCGACCGTTGTGTATGTTGCACTCGAAAGAGCCGCCTGTGTTGATGAACCTGCCCGGAGTCTGTACTGCTACGTCTCGACCTAGACCAACCACGTGGTATCTCTTCAGGTCCACGACGGTCTCAGGTAGAGCCACAGTGCCTACCAGCCCCACGAACTGGTCAGTGAGAACCCTCTCAGCAGCATCATTGGCATGACCTGCGTGAGTCATGGATGTGTCCATGCTGGGAGTCTTGAACGGTAGTATGTGCAGAGCACCTGAGTCTGATGTTATGTCACCACTGCTGTGGTCTGTCAGCAGATGGGGGGATATGGTGAGTTCGATGTCGGATTGAGCGACTATGGTGTACACCCTGCCGGATTCGCTGTAGTTGTCATTCACATTCCAAGGGTCGCCATCCAGACCGCTGAAGACGAGTTGACTGCCGACCAGCATGCCTCTTGGGAAGGCAATCTTGGCGCTGGCTATCGGCGCTCCTGCTGCACCACCAGTGAACTTGATGACACTGGTGTCCTTGATTTTGTCCCTTGCACCGGACTTGGCGATGAAGTTTACAGAGCCGAATGCATTGTGCTCTATTGTGATTCCTGACTCATGACCGAACGTGATTTCAGTCAGGTCTCCACGATAAACTGTTGACGGCATGGCTCTCTCTCACCTCATGGGATTAACTCTGCAAAGATAACAACTTCTATCTGGAAGGTCGTTCTGAACAACATTTTGCTCCTATCGGACAAATCCGTTCGTGTTTTGAACACGAGTCTGTCATAGTTCTCGCCGTCTCCTTTGCGCTTGGTATGGATTGCTCTTCTTATCTCGTTCTCCATGAGTTGCAAGTGCTTTCTGCTTCTCATGGTTCTCGCATCCAATGTGATATTTATCCTAGTGGTAACGAAGTCATACAATAGTTCCGGTGTCTCTTCGTTGTGTGCCGTCTCGAAAACCATGATGTAGTCATGGTTCTTCATGTCCAGCCTCTTTCCACGCTCTGGTCCTACATCGGCTATGTCTATGATGATAGGCTTGTAGTTGCCCGTATTACCCCTGTTCCAATTGTCTCTCAAGACAGCGAGAACAGCGTCTATGCCCTCTAGGAATGTCGCTACCATCAGTTCTTCACCTCGGCAATCGGTAGCAGTTTGCCACCTCTGTAGTTGAAGTTGTGCTCCCTCATCTCAGGGTTTCCCTCTGTGAGCATCCTCTCGTCCACTCTCTTCATCACCTTGTCTATGATTTCCTGCGATGCTGGTAGACCTGTCTTGGTCACTGTGATTAGACCCTCATCGTTGGTCAGACCCTCGGTCATCATCTCCTCCCTCTCCTTCCTCGTTCTGAGGTTGGATGGGTTCTTTGTGAAGTAGTTTAGTAGTTCTGATTGGTTCGCTATGTTCTCAGAAAAGGTGTCCCTGATTCTACCACGCATCTCATCTCCTGAGTCGTACTTGGTCATAGGAAACTTACCACCTCTTTGTAACGTGGAATGGTGTTCTCTATGTCCATCTTGTACATCTGTATCTTGGATGCGAGGTCCACGTTCTGTGTTCCCTCAGGTATGAGAACGCTCCTGTCATCACTCATGAGTAGGTCTATGGCTACCATCTTGGTGCACATGTCCTCTATCGCCTTCTCAAGATACCTCTCTCCGTAGATGTAGGATGCCTTGACTGCGTTCCACTCAAAGAACGGGTATGAGTTGTTGAAGTATATGATTCCCATCTCAGGGTCTAGCCAGAAGTCACGTAGCCTGCCACCGTCTCCAGTGCTTCCCTGTAGGTCAACATCCATTTTATGCTGAGTGATGGTGAGTCCATTCAAGTCGTCTACTGAAGAACCAACAACAGAGGAACAACCAGTGAATGTCCCATGTGAAGTCACATTCCCATTAGCATCGAGTACGTTTGAGGTCTTACCAGTATATCTGATAACAGTATCACCAACGGATAAGACTCCAGAATCTACGAAATCGGATGTTGTGTTTTTTGTTGTAACATTACCATCACCATCGACTGTATTCACAGTCAATACGCTAGTCGTAGCATTATTGACAACAGCAGTGTTGCTGATTGCCGCATCTATAGTCAGATTGGAATTAGTAGAGGCGATTGTGCATGTTTCACCCCCCTTTATGGGTCTCATGCTGGTTATTTTTACAATACCACTGCCTAAATCGGCGTTTGCTGTAGCGAGGAACTCGTTGTTCACTGCTACGTTGGCAGTGCTTCCCTCTAATGTGAAAGCGGGTGAGAAGTCCACTCCTGCTTTCCCTACTCTATCCTCCTTGTTGATTAGGTCAGCGAGATTCTGTGCTGTGGTTATCTTGTCGAAGTCTGCTCTCCATTGATTGGATGCAGTGCCCATAGTCAAAGTGACAGTGGAAGCAGTGCTGTTTCCGGGGCATAGAACAATAGAGCCTGATAAGGTGTTCACACTATCTGGTATGATAATACGTGCTTCTGCTGCACCAATCTCCCTGTAATCGTCACCCTGCCATAGTTCAAGACGAAGTATCTGCTGCACATTCCTGTATAGAAGAGGGGTAGTACCCACGTAATCCGTGTAGTATCGTCGCCTGTATGGTTTGTATGTGTCGAAGTTGATGTACTCAGCAGTGACTAGGTTGGGTCTCCATGAGTTGTGTGTCATGTTGTCTATCTTGTCCTGCATGCGTCTGATGATGGCATCCACCTTGTCCTTGGTCAGTCCTCGTGTCCTGCCGTTGGTGAATGATGCTTGGTTCTGCACATACCCATTGTCTGCTACCTCGTAGTCAGTAGCAGTGAGAGTAGTGCCTGAGAATGTGAGTTTGACACTACCAGCCTTAGATGAAGCACCTTTGCCGATAGCGGTGATGGAAAGGTCCTCTTCACCTAGGGGGTCAGCGTCACTGTAGACTCGTATTTTATCTCCTACTGAAAATCCGATATTACGATAGTCAGCGCCAGTGATGTATATGGCATCCGAGTCTGCATCTTTGCTCATTAGAACTGCTTCTTGTGGTCCTATATCGAGTAGGTCTGCAACTTTCTGTGCTGTGGTGTATACAATCGCAGTGGGGTCAAGAGGCCTTGTCTCTGCCTCACCGGGACTGAACACCTGTGGCATTACCACCGAGCCTCCTCATTCCTGTGGCCCATGTTGTACTCCATCGGTTTCTTGCATGAACTGCACTTCTCCACGAACATGAAGTGAAGGAGACCACAGTGCTTGCACCGTGTTCCTGCACCTATGTTGAGTATATCGCTTATGTCTTCGACTCTCTTGTTCTGCTTGCTGACAGTGCCTGCCAGAGGTTTGTCGGTATTGAATACCGAGCCAGTTCCAAGAGTCTCTGCTAGTTTGACGTTCTGCTTCTGTGCACGTTCTATGTCGCTGAGTTCAAGAGTTTGTATATCGAAACCCATTCATATCCCTCACCATCAACTCGTTGTCACAAATATATACACGTTACCCAGAATCGTATGCGGGTCAACTGCCACAGGTGCGTTACTGCCTATAGCAGCAACTACTGCGTTCTGCATAGTCGTCTTCGCACTACTGCTGTTGAAGTCAGTAGGGGCGAACGGTCCAAGTATCGTAAGTGTCTTTGCCATCTAGGTCACCGCCTTAATTGCGGAAACCTATGCCAATGAACCTTCCGCCTAGAGATGCGCTCTCACTAAAGTGCAGGGTAGTGCCGTTTGCACCAATTGCTACCGGGTTCGCTTCCTCAGTCGGGTTGTTGTCTCCGCCTACTACTATTACATCGCCGTAAACTAGACTAGCCAAGTGTCCTGAGAAGTCTATGCTTGTATCGCCGTCTGCAAAAGTACCAGTCACTAGCACTAGGTTTCCTATTATCGTTGGTCTTGGGTCAAATGATATTGCCATTTCTTTATTCCTCCATTATTGTTTCTGTTGCCGTCTCTTCGACCGCTTCCTCAACCACTTCTTCCACAACTGGCTCTTCGGCTATCTCTTCGACAACCGGCTCAGGTGCGGGTGGGTTTAGAATTGTATCGACTTGTGCTAGTAGTTGAGTCTTGGTTTGGTAGACCCTACCGACAGTTCCGCCGTTATCTCTTATCCAATCTATGATATCGGCTCTGCGCCATCCATCATCTGGTAGACCGTCGTTACCAGCATCGGTGGTGAGGGGTTCGTCTCCCTCGATTGCCCACCTTTCTGCTGGTAATCTGTTTCTCCATTGGTCTACCCACGCTTGGGTTTTTTCCTGCGATTCCGTCCTAACAAACTCAGGCCCACCATCAGGAGAGTTTCTCCTGTGGTGAGGTCCGAGAAAAGTTACGGTTGGCAACTGAAACCACCTCAGCCTACTATAGCCGTTAGTAGAACTACGTCTGTGTTTCCAGCGGTGGTGTAAGCGACTGTTCCTGCTTCGTGAGCGACTACTGTTGCTGCTGCGAGTAGGGACTCGTCGGTATCTGAGTTGTTGATTAGACTCAGAACTGCGTAGACCTTGCTGTAATTGCTGTTGAAAGCATTCACATCGAAGGTGTGTGCAGTACCGGTGTCACCAGTCAGACTGACCGAAATCAATCGTAGACCTGATACTGGTTTGTTAGTACCTTGCGTGTTCGTTGCTCCGAAAGCATCCAGAGTACCGGGGTATCCTGACGTTCCTGCAACGAATGCTGCTCCACCTGCACTTTGCCATGCTGTGTTAGCGGCTACTGTGCCGTCTGCGTTAGGGACATTTTCTAATGCCCCACCAGTGTTTCCACCCATTGGTATGTCTAAGTATGTCGTTGTTACTGTTGTTTGTACGTGTGCCATTTTTTATTCCTCCATTATCTCCAGACTGACTCACTTAAGGTCACGAATGCTCCCTTGTCCACCGAAGAAAGTCGTCCATAGTTCTCCCATGGTCCTGTACATTCCTTCTTGCCCTAGTCTGTTGATTGCGAATGGGTCACCAGTCTCAATTCCACTCTCGTAGTATTGTGTTGGTATCGCCGTGCTGAAGTACATGTAGTCAGTGTCTAGGAAGTACATCCTGCTGATTACATCTGGTTCTACGTCTTTGGAAGGGATGATTGGAACTCCGTTGTAGGTTGCTACTACGAATCCGGCTTCCATTCCCGGTACACCCTTGACACCGTTGTAGGTTGGGGTGACTCTCTTCTCTTCCATGAACCTCTGCTGGGACTGTAGCAGTTGCTGTAGTCTCATTAGAGTGTCGTATCCAGTTAGAATGACCTTGGGGTTTCCACCACGTACCCAGATTTTCTGGAATAGGTCGTCTAGTTGGTCTAGGCTTAGAACCCTGTCAGTTGCGCCAGTGCCACCAGTGTTAGCCTCAGCATATCCCCAGCCGCCAGTAGTTGCGCTTCTGTCGATGGAGTAGATGTCCTCGTCGTTGTCATCGTAGTGAGTACCGCCAGCGGCCATTACACTCGTGTCACCGATAGTTACTCTGTCAAGAGACTCGAAGTTGTTACCAGCCCTTGTAGATACATCTGTTAGAAGCATCTTGTTGGTCATCTCTGCGTGGTGCTTGCCCATCTCTTCTTTCAGGACTGAGCGTATGTCGCCCATTCCGTCATCCTTGTCAGCAAGGAAGATAGCAGTTTCGGACATGTCGAACGTGTGAACGATTGTCTTTGGTTTTGCTGCCACGTGCTCGAACTTTGGCTTTACTGTGTCTGGTAGGGCTGCATTCTCTGCAACTCCACCGTGTATTGCGCCTGAGTTAGGTTTGTCAGTTAGAACTCTCCATCCTGACCTGTCCCAAGGTCTCTTCGGTAGTATGCTGAATGCGTTGAACTCTTGGTTCATCTGCGACCATACTTTGCGTCCGTAGATTGCATTGTATGTTCCAGCGGTTGAAGAGAGCATTGGTGCATCTGCTTTCAATAGTTCACTACCGGAGTAGGAGTAACCCATTGAGTTACCTGCTCCATAGTAGTATCTTTCCATATCTGTTATTGTTCTTACGTAGTTTCTTGCCATTCTTAATCACTCCTGAAGGTGCTGTTTGCGAGGTTATGTACCTCTTCCCAACTCATTGTTGCGAGTTCCTCAGTCGAAGGGATTTCGACGGTTGGAAGGGATGCTTCTGATTTTGCGATAGTAGAACCGGACTCAACTGAGCCGATGCTGTCGATGCGCTCTGATAGAGAGGCTAGGGACTTCTCGATAGCGGCTAGTGGGCTGCGAGCATCGAATGCTGCTGCTTCTGCCTTTGCTATTTCCTGTTGTCTCTCGGAAGCGAAGCGACTGGAGAAGTGGTTCTCTAGGCTTCCCTTGAACTCCTGCTCTAGTGCTGCTGCTTTGTAGACCTCGTATGCTGCCTCGATATCTGAGTCAGACACTCTGTCTGCTGTTAGGAAGTCAGACTTCTCTAGTGTGGATTTCTTGCCTTTTCCACCAGAGCCAAAGTTGGCCTTGGGTACTTCTGGCTTTCCGTCTACGGTTTCCCTCTTTGGTGCTTGTCCACCAAACCTTACTGCTCCGTCTCCAATTTCTTCTGGGGTAGAACCAAGGTTTGCCTTGTTGACATCATCGAAGTGTGTTCGTGCGGCAACTGTGTCCACACCTGCACTCTTCAGAGTGTCTTCCATCCAATTCAGGTACTCAGAGGAGATAACGTCAGAGTATTGTGATTTTTCGACATCTTCGTCTTTTTCATCATCTTTCATGGCTTCTTTCTTGTCACCATACAATTTCTCTTGGTCGTCTTTCTCATCGCCGTCGTCGTCGTTCTTCTTGCCTTGCATATGTTCTTTCAAGCCCGGTGGCATTTCCCCTTTCTCCATAGAGTCGAGACGGCCTTCCAGACGTGACAGTACATCTGTCATTTGCGTCATTACATCGTTTTCTGTTTCTGTCATTTTTTTCACCTTATTTTTATCTTCTTTTAATATCCTAAATGTTGCTTCTGGATTGATTCCTTTCTCACAAATTGTGATTTCGTGTAGTTCAAGTTTGCTGATTTCTTGGTAGTCTCCATGTACTGGGTCTGATTTTCTGACTCGTTTGAATGCCTGTCCTCCGATACTAAAGCCTCTTAATGCTCCTTTTCGTATCTCGGCAGCGACTTCCTTTGCTTTTTCGATGTCGTCTCGTAATTCTACAACT